ACCTTGTGCAGCAGCAAGTCGTTTGATTGCTTCTGTAGGTTCAATGTATTTCATCAATGCTTCTGGACCTAAAGTCTGAGCAATTGTTGTGATGAATGTAGTTAAACTTTCACGGTCTTGACCGCGACCCAAAGCGTTTACACCAGCCACAATAGTGGGACTGACATATTCTTTAGGGATCTTAGGCAACTGACCGTTCCTTTGCAGGACGAGCATGGTCCTATTGAGATACGGAACTAAGAACTCAACCGTTAGCAAACTAAAGAGTCCACCTAGTTGTTGTTCTAATTCCAATTGAGTGAGGCGTACCTCCTCAGCAGTTGTACGTTCCGATTGACGGATGTTCAACTGAAGGAATGCTTCTCCAATACGCCTCTCTAATTGCTGTGCCAGGTTGGCAGCAGTAGCGAAGTCTGCTGTCTTACCACCTGTTGTGATGACAGACACATCTTCTTGCCTGCCTTGCACGATTGCACCGTTACCTGCTTGTGCCAATGTCTGTGGTTTGGTTGTAGACGACGGACTAACAAGGAAGACAACCTTTGCTGCTGCTGCAGATCCTTCTACAAGTGCTTGAGACAAAGCTTCCAATGACCTGAAGTCACCAAGGAACTCTTCGACTCTGCCTCGTCCGTAGTCTTCCCCATCAACTGTGTTGAAACGTAGGACTAACCAAGGGCTTGCACTCTTAGGTGCAGAACTCTTTGTACCTGCCATCACCTTATCGAAACACTCTTGATGCCAGTGCCACCTTCCGTTGTCGTAACGGACATGGGTATAGACATCAACTTCATCACCGGCACTAGAACCAGTATCGACAACGTTGTTAGGTTGTGGAGTTTTAATCTCCTTGTCTAACATTTGCTTGTCAATACTTTCCTTAGTAACGATTTCAATTACGTTGCCGTTACCGTCTCTGTTGACTACAAACCTATTAAGTGGGTAGTTTTTTAGTCCTTCCTTACCCATGTAGATCAAGGAATTACCACCTACAATTAAGTGCTTCAATGCTTGGTGTACTACAACCCGATCATTAGTAGCAGCGATTGCTTCCATGATTGTCCGTTCCATCTTAGAGAAGGACAAGTCAAGTTCACTCCTAATCTCTGGTGTTATCTCTTCACCAAGCTTATCTTCCTTTACTTGTAGTTTAAAAAATGTAGTCTGCGGTGGAAGCAATGCAAGCATTAACTTGGCTGCTAATGTAACAACAGCCTTTGCTCCGACTGATTGCCACGGTGTTACTAACCGTTTGTGATTTATTCCCTTTTCATTATCCGTGCGGATAAGATATGGAAGTGTCAGTTCAGCGCAATCGACTGCAGAATCTAAAAACTGATGTCTATCAGATTCAAGTCTGCTATAGCGTTCCCGTGCAGTAGTCATTATGCGTTCAAGCCTCCAGGTTTATTACCTGAATCAGCCATAGGAACTAGAAGTGATGCAGCATCTTTCTTTTCAGACTTAGCTGCTTTGCTACTTTTGGAACCATACTTAATTGTTTTAGTTTTCTCCGGTTCAACAGCACGCTCTGGCATTGTTGACTGTTTAGTAATCTGCAGTGGTTTTATTGGGGGTGGTGGTGTAACTGGTGTTACTTGTGGTGTAGGTCGGTTGTTGTTAAAACACATTAGTTTTCACATCGTTGGATTAGCCACTCCACGACTGAACGCTGGCCAGATCTATACATGATCTGACTCTGGGTCCAGTCTGGTGTAGGAGTAATTGGTGGGTAGTTTTCTTCTAACTCTTGCAAGATAGAATTAAGCTCAGGGCCATAGATAGGCTCAAGCATATTGGGGGAGGTTAACATTAGAGTGCTCAAAAAACGCTGGCATTCTGGCTGATTTAGTAAAGGAAAGTTCTGGTGCCTTACCTTGATACATCAAGTTGTCACTTGAATCCAACCAAAATTTTTTGTTTAAATATTTATCTTCATTACTACCGAGTGGTTGCATCACCCAATTGATAGTTGCTTTGCGTAACTTGTCCAGGCTTGGAGAGATCTCTAGACCTAGTTCTTTACATACAATTGAATTCGATGCAACGTGAATCTGTTCATCACGGCTGATATCTGCGCTTACTGTTCGCATTCCAGCGTCACCATTAGCGCGAAAGAATGGTAGAAGAACGAAGAAAATTGAACGCTCGGCAACCATCGCTTTGAGGATCGTGTGATCTGGATGCGCTGTCCAAGCATCACGTAACCGTAACGCTTCAGCTTCAGCCTTTTGATCAACCCCGTAAGCATTGGCAATGTAACCAAGTGCCAGGTCGTGGTTCTCTTCGTCTTTAATGTTTGATTCGAGGAGTTGTCGTGATAGCTCCGGTACGTCGGCAACCAGCGCATCACGGATAAAATCTCCCACAGGTAGTTCCATATGTCGCAACGCAAGTGCACGTAGCAGCGCTTCGTGTGCTCCCTCCTTGCATGTACCAGCAGTTGTCTGTACTGGTGTCCATTTCCGTTTTCTTTTTAGTAGTTTCTGATAGGGATCTAGTCTCATTCTTGGCAATCACATTGAAGTTCTTCATTTAAAATGTCCCCTAAATACTGTTCAATATCCTCATCAGCTAATGCTGCATATGCATTAGACTTATCTTGAGTATCAGGCATCACCTGTAAACTGTAATAGAGGCTAGTTTGCGGAGACCTAAGCCACTCTTCCACGAATTCATTGTCGTAGGTTACAACGTCACTCCAAGAGTTAAAGCTATATCCATGAAGAAGTCCTGTGTTGTCGAGCAATGTCATCAGTCCGTCTGCGACTGCCTTATAGGCGTCCCAACCAACCTCTGATGCAATCTCAACATCACCATAATTATATGTCTGTACACCGAACGTGCCGCTATCACGGTCCACAGTACGGCTGATAGGTGGTGCAATCTCAGGGGTAGACGTAAAGCCATCAAGATCTTTTGATCTGTAGCTACACGATGCAGTAGGGGCAATTGCAAACGCCCTATCCATGTTATTTGTCCTAGCAATACGCGCTGCAAGGCTGATGCCTAGCTTTAGTTGAACTGCTAGTTCATAGGCTGGTGTACGAATTACTTCACCACTACTAAGGCAGCGAAGTGCTTCACCAAACTGTGCATACGTTACACCGTACCGCCGTAGGAGATTTGCGAGGCCGAGTACTCCCAGTCCGACTTGTCTGTCTGTTTCGCTTGGCAGATATTCTCCTGAATTGCCAACGCCAGTTCGACCATGGAGTTGGCACAGTTCTGACATCCCTTGAGAGAAAGCTCTTGGAATATCGTCAAATTCACAGGCAGCGAGATTGACATGTTGCAAGAGACAGGTGCCTCTGCTTGGCAGGTACACTTCAAGGCATACATTTCCACGGATTCTTTCTCCATTTTTGTCATACTTAACTTTGTTTAGCCATACATCTCCAGACTTAATAGCGAAGAGAAGTTCATCTTTGAACGTACATTCTTGCCACCACTCATCTGTGATGTTGATGCACCGTTTAACCCAAGGCAACTCTGATCGTGAGACAGTGATGAACTCAAGAGCATCACGATTCCGGAGATCGAGGTGACACACAATCGCACCATTACGGTAGGTACCACCTCTCCTCAGTATCTCGTTTAAGGTGCTGTAGATTTTGGCGAATGATACTGGTCCGCTTGCAACGAGCTTGTCATTTCCTTTTGTTGATTCCGTTCCTTTGGGTCGCAGCTCCGACAAGTGGATCGCGCAGCCTGCTCCATTTCGTAAAGCATAAGAAGCAAATCTCCAGCTCGCTTCGATTCCATTAGGACCCTCCATTGAGTCTTGTACTACAAATACTGTGCAGCTAACTGGAAGCCTTGACTCAGGGTTGTCGAGCCAAGATTGTACACGTCCAGTACGTGAGATGTAAGAGGTGGTCATTGATTAAATAAGATCAGTAAGTGTTGGTGTTTTATAATTAGGTCCTTTAAGAACCTTCCCGTCCGCTCTGTAGATGGGCTTACCGTCTTCTCCGAGCTTCGACATGTTTGATTTATGGACCCTACGCATTGCTTCGTCTAGATCCCATTCTTGGCTGGCTGCCATTTGATAGCAAACATATACAAGGTCAGCTAGTTCCTTCAGTTGTTCGTCTGCTTTTTTGAAGTGATATGCTTCATGAAATTCACTCCACTCTTCATCAATTAGTGCTTTCTGTACACCTTTGACTTCAGGTCCACTCGTCGTCAGAGAGTAGGCTGAGCGGAATTCCTCCGCCTGATCCATTAACGTTAGGTGTTTCAAGTAAGGTGTGGTCGAGTTCATTTTGTAAGTAGTGGATTGCTTTCTTTAGGTCTAGTTCTTTACTATCTTTATGGCCAGCACGTACAATGTATTTAAGGGCACAACCTAGGTGATAGTTTAATCCTTGGTCTCGAATAAAGTCCCACGTTTCCATGGTTCCTCGGGTGTAATAGGCGGGTGAAAAGTGGGCCATTGTGTTACTAAATTGCTAACGGTATTGCATAGGCAGAAGTTCTGATGTTGTAATGCCATCAGTAATGTAATGATGTCTGCTTTGTCTGCCTGTGGTAGCAGATCATCCATACGTCGGAGCTTAAACTCTTGCTCCATTGTTAGTTCAGTTACCGGTGGTGGTGGGGGTCCAAGGAATGACTTGTCCATCGTAATCTTTGTTTGTAAGTATCTTTGCTAGTTGTGCATTCATTAGTGCTACGTCCTCACCAAGATCTTTGTCAGCAAATGCTTTGACTACTACATCCCAGTTGTAACCACCCTCTTCAAAGAGAGTAACTGCACGTTTAATTCCAATGCCTGGACATCCACTGTAGCCATCAGTTTGATCCCCTGCTAATGATTGAATAAGATGCCACCGTCTACCCTCTTCAGGTTCAATAGTGACTGTCTCTTTCATGTCAAATAACTTGCCAGGGATTTGGCGCATGTCCTTGTCCGGCGAGACGATGATGTTGCCTGGATGCTCTGTTGCATAGATACCCATTGAATCATCAGCTTCTAGTTCAGGCAGACGGATAAGTTCGTATCGTTTACCTAAATCTGTGATGACTCTTCGATATCCACAGGGCTTTTTCCTATTTCGATGACCCTTGTAATCGGCAAAAATTTTCTTTCTAAAATTCTTAGAGTCACTAAAGAATAAGATCATTTCAGGTACATCCCACATAAACTCTCCCTTGATCTTTGTTAGATCTCGTTCGACGTTCTTCATGGCGTCTGAAAACTTGCTGACTACGGTAATTACGTCATCACCCCAGTCAATCTCATCCTCTGCACCTGCACAGGCTTTATAGACTATGTAGTCTGCATCAATGAGTAGTTTCATTAGTGCACCTCTGCCCAGTTGGCTCCGATCTTTGCTTCTGCTGCGATTGGGACTCTAAGTTTGTAGTATTCACCAGCTTCTGCACTGCTAAGTACCAGGGATGCTGATAAATCTTGTGCTTGATCTGGGGGACACTCGAATGATAATTCGTCATGTATAAATGCGAGTTGTGGAGCACACAACCCTAGTTCTTGTATGTGAGTGTGATTGATAGTCATCCAACGCTTTGCTACTACACCCGCTCCACTCTGGAGCAAATAGTTCAATGCTTTGTGTGGACTATCTACTTTGATGTGTCTTCCATCAATAGATTTAATATAACCCTCCTTGCTTTTCTCTTTGATTGCCTCCAGTAGTTCCGCAAGTCCATCAATAGCAGAAACGAATGCTTCCCTAATCTCCTTACCTTTCTTTTTAGCGTTGGCACTACTTAGAAGGGGGTCGTAGGAATAACCGATTTTTTCGTTGCCTGCCCCATAGATGAAGGCATAGCTGATGGTTTTGATTTGTCGCCTGGAGACACCAACTCGATCGGCATTGACTTGATGGATGTCTCCGGTAAGGAGGGTATTTCCAAACTCGGAAGACCAACGTCCAAGGTAATGGGCGAGCATCCTAAGCTCAATCCCGCTAAGATCGGCAGATACCATAACTTGACCAGGGGATGCTTGGAATAGTTTTCTAAATTCAGGGTCACTTTTTGTCTGTCCTAAGTTTGGTTTACGGTGAGCACATCTGTGCGTATTAGTTGCAACTGAACAGTGGTGATGTATTCGACTAGCAGTCGTACATAGCTTGAGCCATGCGTTGGTGCCTTCTGAGATCATCCCCAATGATTTCGTAATATCGAGACATTTCAGAAAATCCAAAGCAATCGATGGTCCACCTGACACAGCCATCTCCTTCAGTACAGTCTCGTCGATAATCGGCTTCCCAGTAGCTGTCAGTTGTGTCGGCTTCCAGCCATGAAATGTTTGCAGAATCCATGAGATATGATCGCGTGATGTGGGATTTGTTTCTTTTAAACGAGTTAATGTTGCGTCTTTAACGTAACCAGCCGGTCCGTTATTTCTTTTTGGAGTAAATTCCGGTCCTGCAACGTAAGGGTGCCTGTCCCGTAGTAATGCAACAGTTTCTTCAAGCTCTTTTCTGAGAGTAGATGCAAGTTGCCATGCAGCATGTTGGTCAAAATACCATCCATGTAGTTCTTGTTCAGTTAATAATTGAGCAACTTCGTGCTCTAGTCGGACCCACTCAGGTATTTGTGGAAGTGGTCGCATAATTTGGTGGTTACTTTTACGTCTTGACAGCAATAGGTTTCCATTTCTGGTGACCAGTCTTGCCAATCTGTGGTCTTACCAAACTCACCTTTGTATTCACCTAGCCTGTAGCCATAAGACTCAAGGCTGTGTCGGCCATAAGTTTGAAGCGGCATGTTTGATACGCTTCTTTTCTTATCAATGTCTAAAATGTCTGTGTGATACAGACGTGA